TCACTTTATCTTTACCGATGCTTGGCATCCTGGCATAATTAACTTAAAATATATGAGCGAACTACTGAATATTCCAGTAGTTACACACGGTCTTTGGCACGCCGGATCATATGACCCTCAAGACTTTCTTGGAAGGTTAGTTGGTGATAAACCTTGGGTAAGATTTGCAGAGAAGAGTTTCTTTGAAGCATTTGATCATAATTATTTTGCCACGGACTTTCATATCAAAATGTTCTGTAATAATTTGTTGCACGTTATGATGCCGCAAAGTATTGAAGGCTTTAAAGAGTTAGGAAAGATTGTACGTACAGGCTGGCCGATGGAGTATATGGATGATACATTGACCGTATACAAGAATATGCCAAAACGCAATCTTATACTTTTCCCACATCGCATCGCTCCTGAAAAACAAGTAGATATCTTCCGAGACTTGGCTAAACATTTACCACAATATGAATTTGTAGTATGTCAGGATCAACAGTTAACAAAAAATGAATATCATAACTTGTTAGGCGAAGCAAAGATGGTGTTTAGTGCTAACTTACAAGAAACACTAGGCATTAGTTGCTATGAAGGTGCGGTAGTTGATGCCATTCCTATGGTTCCAGATCGATTGAGTTATACAGAAATGTACTATGATACTTTTAAATATCCTAGTGTATGGACTAATGACTATGATACTTATACCGTTTATAGGCCAGATTTATGTCGTACAATAATAGAGCATATGGATAACTATTCTACAAGAATACCTTCCATACGCAAACAAACAAAGGACTTATATGACAATTTCTTCAGTGCAACCAGTCTCTTACGAATGGTCAAGTGATAGTACTGGTGCTGGGTTTATAGCCCAAGATATCATAAAAATTGATACTAGTACTATGGCTAATATCAGTGCGGCTGCTGGAGGAACGGGTAATGTTACTATTAGTAACACCACTGGAACTAGTTACTACTATACTGGCGCAGGTCTTAGTAATAGCGGTACGATATCTATCGGCACTATTGGTTCTGGAGCAACTGTTACGCTTAATGGTGCCGGTACTGGATACGACTGGACTCAATCATTTCCAGTAGATTTTGTCAACGCATTTCCAGACTGGGACAAAGTAAAAAAGATGTGTGAAGAATATCCCGGATTAAAAATAGCATTTGAAAAGTTTCAAACAACTTATAAATTAGTAGTAGACCATTATGATACTCCAGAAGATAAAAGACCTAAGCCTTAATTGGCTAGAACGTCACGACCGTAAACGTATTATTATGGATCGTACAGAAAACGAACCATACTTAGAGCGTTACTATGTTCTGTTCAAAGAACGTGTAACATTCCCATACAACGTATTTTTACACAAATTCTTAAAGTCAGATCCAGATGATGTACACGATCATCCTTGGAACTATTTTACTATTATTCTTAAAGGCGGCTACTATGAGTGGATCGCTCAGTTTAATCCAGACGGTACAAAAAGTTGTGAAGTAAGAGTATGGCGCGGTCCGGGTAGTTTCCGCTTTGGTAACACGCATACTTTTCATCGTATTGAATTAAAAGAAGGCGTTACTCCTTGGACATTGTTCTTTGTGGGTAAGCGTCAACGTGAGTGGGGATTTATTGTAGAAAATAAATGGATCCACTTCGAAAAATATTTAAGTGATAGAAAGAATGGCATACTTCCCAACACCAATTAACGTATCAACAGCTAATCACGCTTTTCCTGTTCCGACTACTACTGTTCCAAATGGTGGTTACATAACATCAACTGGAACCAACACTGTTTGGACTACTGGTACTAGTGTTGCCAATCCTTATGACGCGGTAATGGTTATCAATCAAGGTGACCCTCCTCAATTAGATGTTAAAGGTCGGATGGTTATCAATGGGCGAGACTTGGAAGAACGGTTGGAAACGATTGAAAAAGTCTTGAATATTCCAGAAAGAGATGTTATACTAGAACATAAACACCCAAAGCTCAAAGAACTGTACGATGCGTACATAAATGCTTTGGGCAAATATAGAACATTTGAAGCAATAAAAGGAGATGATGATGCAACTTGAACAATTACACGAATCAATTAAAGATACCTACAAAGAAATAGTTATCAAAGAACAAGAAGGATTTCGCCTTGTGTTAAAAAAACACCAAGTACTAAGTCCTAAAGGGTTATTTGCTCTTGATTTAGAACAACAGCATTTGAAAGACGGCGAGATAGTCGATTCTTGTACCTATAATTTCTTTATGGACAAGGAAGAATTACAAACGTTGGCGGACGGATTGACAGCGTGAAGAAAGTTTATTACAGCTGGAAAGACGTTCAAGGAGCAGTTTTAGAAATCGCCCGTCAAATGAGCATTGTTGATTGCTGGAAACCTGACTATATAGTAGGTATTACCCGCGGTGGAGCAATTCCTGCTGTATTATTAAGTCAGTATACTGGCATTCCTATGAAATCGCTAGACGTTAGTCTACGAGATGGCGGAGACTTGGTCAGTAATTGCGGTATGGCTGAAGATGCTTACGAAGGTAAAAATATTCTTGTTGTAGATGATATTAATGATCAAGGCAGTACCATTGCGTGGATCAAAAAAGATTGGCGTTCAAGTGCTTTACCTAGTGCTATTCGTTGGGATAATGATATTTGGCACAGGTCTGTTCGGTTTGCTACACTCACTAACAATTTAGCTAGTAAAGAATCAGTTGACTACTCTGTGTGGGAAGTTAACAAAACAGAAGAAGATTGTTGGCTAGTTTATCCTTGGGAGGATTTTTGGAAATGACATCTGCTATTATTAAACTTATTTTTGGTATTACATTAATTGTAATTGCTATTGCACTTGGGCCTATTATAGGTATCTGGGCGTTGAATACACTATTTCCTGCATTACAGATTAAATTAACTTGGGAAACCTGGTTAGCATTTAATGTATTGTTTGGTGGAAGTATTGCTACTAAGTTAAGAAAAAATGATAACTGAAAAAGAAATACAAGAAAAAATCTCCAAAGTAGAGTTTGACTTGGCCGAACTTAAAAAGAACGGTGGCGGTGATCGCGGTGTTACTGCCTTAAGTGACTATATCGAGTATTTACAAGATGAACTTAAAATGGTGAGAGATGCTAACAGAACTAGAACAAGCACTGGCAAGTAAACTTGCTCCGTGGACTGAAATAGAATATAGAACAAAAACTTTTTGGGTGTTTAAAGATGCATATCCAGTTACCGAAGGGCATTTGTTATTTGTGCCTACCTACAAAAAATCTGAAAACTTATACGAGTGTTTCAAAGCCGCATACAAGTTTGGTTACGATGGAGTCGAAGCAGAAAAGTGGGAAGGCTTCAACATCGGACAAAATGTCGGGCAGGTTGCTGGTCAAACAGTAATGTATCCGCACGTACATATGATTCCCAGGCGTACAGGAGATATGGAGGATCCAAGAGGCGGTATTCGCCACGTTATTCCAGAAAAGGGTAACTATAAAAATGGAAACAGTTGATACTGTATGGGAAATTAAACTCCTTTGGAATAACCAAAATAAGTATTGGTGGAATGAAGTTTGTGCAGATGTAGTAGAAATATTTGGGTTACCTGGAGATCGATTTACAAGTCATCCGTACGAGGATTGTATGTTGTTTCGTTTTAAATCAAAAAAGGATTATCAATTATGCAAAATACTTCTATCAGACAAAATTTAGATTTTTATTCAGTAATGGTATTAGGACTTGCCGGTCTTGCATTTGCAATTTATTGGAATTATACCCACCCTCATATGGTTGTTAGATATGACTGTAGTATAGCAGAGATAAGTCCAGATTATCCTATAGCTGTTAAAGAAGGTTGTCGCAAACTTCGAGCAGAAAATATATTGCAATCGCCTAAATAAACCTATATAATATACACATAGGAGTAATAATGACTGAATCCAACACATATAATATTGACGAAGAAGAAGGCAGACCTTTACACGTGGCCATTCGTGAACAAATGAAAAAACAAGGTCAACGCTTTTGGGCTGGTGACAATATCAGCGAATACGTTGATGAAGAACAAAAAGAAGTATTGATTGAAGAAGCTACTGTGGCTTTTGAAAAAGTTCTGGACGCTCTACTGATTGATAGAGAAACAGATCCAAATTCGCGCGGTACTGCGAAGCGTCTTGCTAAAATGTATTTTAATGAGGTGATGAGTGGAAGATATGAACCAGCCCCAGACGCAACAGCGTTCCCAAATGATTCGGCAGACCGTTATGAAGGTATGCTTGTTGTACGCAGTGAATTGCGTAGTATGTGCAGTCATCATCACCAACCTGTGGTTGGTGTGGCTTATATTGGTATTATTGCTGCCAGTAAACTTATTGGTTTATCTAAGTATACCCGAATCGCACAGTGGTGCGCCCGGCGAGGTACTCTCCAGGAGGAACTTTGTAATGATATTGCTAGGGAAATCCAAAAAGCCACAGAAGCTAGAGACATAGGTGTGTATGTACAGGCTACACACGGATGCTGTGAGAATCGCGGTATTATGGCAAAAAGTAGTTTAACACAAACTACAGTATTAAAAGGTGCGTTCAAAGACGACCACGGTACAAAGAAAGAGTTTTTTGATAATATTAAGATGCAACAGGAGTATGCTTCAAAATGATGTACCAAACGCCAGCTGAAGGCATTATGCAAACTAATGACTGGGGTAAGAGTAAAGTCTACCGAGTTGCCTGCGAGTGCGGTGCTTCGGAGCATGATCATCATATTTGGGTAGAAGCCGACGACCACGGTGAAGTCGGTGTCACCGTTTATACAACTGTACGAAGCAATTGGTGGAGTAAAACTCGCTGGCATGCTATTTGGACATTGTTAACTAAAGGTTACGTCGACACAGAGTCTACTCTGGTTATGCGTAAACAGCAAGCATTTAATTATGCTCATACGCTGTTGAGTGCTGTTGAAGATGTAGAACAATTCAAAGAGGAACGAGATGCAGAACGCTAAACAAATAACTGATGAACTAATTTACCGTATGAAAACTACAGACCTAAATAAGTTTGAGATCAAACGTGAAGTAGGCGACAATTGGTTGCCTGACGGAACTATTCCGTTCGATATTAGTGCCACTAAAGGTATTGCTATTTTTACAGTATGGGCAGAAAGTGTTCAAGATGCAGAAGATCAAGTATCGCATTTTTTAGAAAAAGACAACAATGAGTAAAATAGACGAGCTATCATTTGATAGTAAATCTTTCTTTTTACCAAGCCATTCGATTAAAATTCATCGTTCACAGTTTGATAAAACTCTTTCTGCAAAGATATCAGAAATTATTTTACTAGAAGAATTTAATATACTTATAGGTACAAAAAAACCTGATCATGAAAAAGATGCAAGTTGGCTAACTGGGAGGCTTGGCGAGTATAATTTATTTGATTTCGATTATCCAGAAATACAAGAATTTAAATCTTTTGTACGAGATCAATTTATCGATTATTCCAATAAAGTAGGACATACTATACCTAACAAAACATATATCCAATGTTGGGCTAACATACTACGGAATAATGGAAGAAAAATAACAGCACATCACCATTGTACGGCTCATTCCGATGCGCCTCAAGAATATGCATACGTATCAGGAAATGTGTGTATACAAACTAACCACACTATGACTTATTATAAAAATCCTTTTAATGATTCAAAAGTAGGAATTTATAATATAGTAGGAGAATTAATATTGTTTCCATCTCATATTATACATTGGACTGATAATAACAACGACCCTGAACCTAGAATAAGCATAGCATTTGACATTATAACAGACAAAGTGTATAATATGATAGATAATAAAAATTTTAGAGAATTAACATGAGCAAAATTAAGATAGCGGAACTTTTCTACTCTATACAGGGAGAGGGTAGATATATGGGGGTGCCCAGCGTGTTCCTTAGAACTTTCGGCTGTAATTTCCGCTGTGCAGGATTTGGTATGCCTAGAGGCGAATCAAGTACAGAAGCAGAAGACATTGCTACCGTAGTACATCATTATAACAAATACGAAGAATTACCTTTAGTAAGCACCGGATGCGATAGCTATGCTAGCTGGCATCCTAGTTTTAAAGAACTTAGTCCAATGCTTACTAGCGATGCTATAGTAGACCGCATTATGGAGATTCTGCCACACAATGAATGGCTAGACGAGCATCTAGTTATTACGGGCGGTGAGCCATTACTAGGTTGGCAACGTGCTTATCCAGACTTGCTAGAACACGACAAGATGAAAGGCTTGAAAGAGATTACATTTGAAACAAATGGTACTCAAAAACTAACTCCTGAATTTAAACATTATCTAGGAGAATGGACTGCTGAGTCTTGGGATAGAGAAGTTACATTTAGTGTAAGTGCTAAGTTGCCATGTAGCGGTGAAAAGTGGGAAGAAGCAATCCTACCAGAAGTAGTGTGCGAGTACGAACAAGTTGGCACAGCATATCTTAAATTTGTAATTGCTACCGAAGAGGATAGAGATTACGCATTAAAGGCCGCAAGTGAATATCGTGCGGCTGGGTTTAAAGGACACGTTTACTTTATGCCAGTAGGCGGTGTTGAAAGTGTTTATAATTTAAATGCTAAGTCAGTGGCATTGATGGCAATGCAACAAGGTTTACGTTACAGTGATCGGTTACAAGTGCCATTATTTAAAAATGAGTGGGGAACCTAAAATGTTTTTTATGTCTTGTTTTATAATTGGTTGGATAGTATTAATATTATTATTATTGCGTTGGGTAAAAAATGTACCGACAGCATGTACTGGAAATTGTAATCAAGGACGTAACTGTACATGTAGAGAGAAAAAAGATGATTAAAAACTTATTTAGAAAATGGTTAGGTATTGACCAATTACAAGCCGAAAAAGAAGCACTTCAAATTGTTAGAGATAAAGCAGTTGCCGAAACTTATTTGGCTCAGCAACGAGAAGAACAAGCAAAAATGGATCCAAAAACTCGTGCAACCGCTAGAGGAGAGCCCTGGGTAGCTGTATTGGATACTCATGTTAATAAAGATAATGTTAGAAATGGCTTCTTTGAACTTGACTGGAATGATGAATTTATAGTACAATTAAAACAAGCTGGATACGGCTTTGAAGGCGATCCAGATGAAGAAATCGTAGACCGTTGGTTCAGAGATTTAGCCGGCAATATGCTTGCAGAAGCAGGTATTGCAGAACCAGAACGTGTCGGTGCTGGATTTATTAATGTAAGTAAAATAGGTGGCGGAAAAGCTGAAGTTAAATGACGTATATTTTAGTTGATACTGCAAATACATTCTTTCGTGCTAGGCACGTTGTTCAAGGGTCAGCCGATATTAAGCTCGGCATGGCATTTCACATTACACTTAACAGTATCAAGAAAGCATGGAATGACTTCGGTGGTACTCATGTAGTATTCTGCCTCGAGGGTCGAAGCTGGCGTAAGGACTATTATAAACCTTACAAAGCTAATCGACAAGAAACTCGTGCAGCTATGACACAAAAAGAACAAGATGAAGATAAATTGTTCTGGGAAGCATTTGACGAATTTAAAAATTTCATTGTAGAGAAAACTAACTGTACTGTAATGCGTCATGAAAACTTAGAAGCAGATGATTTGATTGCAGGTTGGATACAAGCACATCCGCATAGCAAACACGTTATTATTTCGACAGATGGAGATTTTGCACAATTAGTAAGTCCTACTGTTAGTCAGTATAACGGTGTAGGTGATTTACATATTACACACGAAGGAATCTTTGATGCCAAAGGTAAACCCGTTAAAGACAAAAAGACAGGCGAGCCAAAACCAGCACAAGACCCGGAGTGGATGTTATTCGAGAAATGTATGCGTGGTGATACCAGTGATAATGTCTTCTCGGCGTATCCAGGTGTGCGTACTAAAGGTTCTAAAAACAAAGTTGGTCTTACTGAAGCGTTCGAAGATCGTAAAGCCAAAGGATTTGCGTGGAACAATCTCATGCTTCAGAGATGGGTTGACCACAATGGCGAAGAACACCGTGTACTAGAAGATTATCAACGTAATGTACAGTTATGTGACTTGACTGCACAGCCTGACGATATTAAAGAAAAGATTAAAGATACTATCAATACTAATGCTAGACCTAAAGAGGTTACGCAAGTT